TGTTTAGAGTTGTTACTATAGAGCTATCTCCGCTACTAATTTCAACATCATTAACGGTTATAGATGCGGTATTGTCTGTTGAAGTAGGTGTTACAGTTAGTGATGCAGTAGTTGCTGGAACAGTAATTATATAGTTATAAACCGAAGAATTAAATGTCTTTGAGAAAGTTACTGGAGTAACAACACTGCCAGAAGAATTTTTGGCAACTAAGGTCAAAGAAGTTAATGTAGATAAGCTCAGTGCCTTTGTTAATGTAATATTGCTTTCTTGGAATACAAATATTTCATCAGGAGTTCCGACAAGGCTGTTGCGGCCTGAGCCACCTTGTCTATACAGGCTTGTTATCTTAACATTTCTTACACCGCTTACTTGGCGAAGTTTAAACTCAATTTCTTCAGGAGTAATTACATCTGCAAATTGAACCTCATTAAAAGAAAACTCTGTAACTAAAGCAGCTTTTAGGTTTGCTTCTACAATTGCACTTGAGTACTGTGGCAAAGGAGAGTATGTTATTGCAGCGGAAATGTTAGTATACGTTGGTTGAGAATACGTTACGGTTGTTCCAATAGATTTTTTATCATTAACAAAATCAGGAACACCAGTAGTTAAAAGATAGTCTAATTGAGTTGTAATCTCATATATTCCTGTTTCAACGTTACCAATAATTCCAGGATATAAATCCGATGACCCGGATTGTACGGGAGCAACGTACACGGTCACGTTACTTCTGTTTGTTGCAGTAGCATTTGCTTTTGCAACACCCGGAACAGTCAATGCTAAATTAGCAAAATCTTCTAAAGTAACCGCCCTGTTTAAACTTCTTAAAGAACGTGGGGTGTTATACCTAATGCTATCGTTAGTTTCTGGGTCAGCACCACCGGCTGCAGCCGCCATATTTATTACAGTTATTTTTGACCTTAATAAGGTTTGCTCAGAAAGAGTTAGGCCTGGAATATCTCCGATTGTTGTGAGTGTTCCAGCACCAATCTCCAGCAGCATAATCACGAATATGCTGTACTTGTTGCCATTCTTCAAATTCAAGGCCATTGTCTACATAAACTTTAATAGTGCTTAAATCAACCTGAGTCTCTTTTAAATAAAAGGACTGGTCAGGAGTTCCTTTAGAAAATCCTAGTTTTTCACCTGGAATATCATACGATACTGCAGATAAATCAGCCAAGTTTTCTGCACGCAAAGAGATGTCTTCACCCTGAATTGCTAAAACAGGAGTATCTGTAGACCCTCTATAAGGAACTATAGAGTCACTTTGGGTAATAAAACTAAGCGTTCTGGTTGACCCGGCATCCGTGACTTGAGCTGTAACCTGGGTTCCTTGTGGAACAACATCAAAACCATATTCTCTAATTTGACCATTTACAAGAAACGCGAGAAGTTCCCAGAAACACTGGTTACAGTTGTATTTTGACTACTTGTTACCTCAAATTGTCTACAAGTAATGTGACCACCAGCAGGTAAAGAATCTGTGCCACGCTCAGAAGCCGGCGCAGAAACTGTAAATTTATATCTTTTTGCAATTCCACCAGAAACAAACTCATCTGTAAAATAACCTTCAACCTTAAATGTTGTGTCTGAAGGAGTAGATATAATTTTTACTGATTGCATATCGTAAACAGAAGTTGTTGTTCCTCCCGATGTACTTTCCACATCAGAAATTGTAACGTATTCCCCAGGAAAAAATCCGTGCGCTGCAGCTGTTGTAAATGTAATAAAACCAGTATTAGATATGTTTCCAAGAACGTCTGTAATATTTGCACTATCATAACCAGAACTAGCTACAATGGTATCTTCAAAATTAAACCCTAAATCTGCAGTGGCATTCGGATTTCCAGCACTTCTAACCCCAGTAATACTTATAATATCGTTAATAGCAAACTCTTTATTTGTTTTAAAGGTAACTATTTGTCCAGAACCCGTTCCACTAAAAGTGGCACC